GATACACTATGACACGCTTTTTGCGCAATTTCGATTGATAATTCTAATGCTTTATCGCCTACAATTTTTTCGCCAGTTTCTTTATCGGTGAGGTTAAATTTGAAGAATACGGAATCCGTATCACCATACACATACTCTGATTTTGTATTAACGAACCCATATTTCGTATCAATATCAGTATCCGCGTAACATTCTTCGACAACTTTCTTTGCAAATGTTAGCAATAATCTCCCAGTAGCAGTTGTTGACGCAGCAATATCGGGCTCATAGAAAGTGCTAGTTTTCGCTCCTAGCTGACCATATAACGAATTTGCGGTTACTTTGTAAGCAATCTGTCTTTTTTCCAAAACATTCTTCATAAATTCATCCTCCGTTTGAGGTATCAATTTTCGTGTGTCTTTTCTTGCTTTAAGTAATTCTTGTAAAATAGAAGGCATAATGGCTTTTTCTTCCTTTCCGTTTACAATCAATGGCTGAGCAAATCGGCATTCTTTGTAGCCGGATTTAATCTTTTCGGCTTTACCCTTTGGCGTTTTTCTTACCCAACGATAAGTATCAAATCTAATATCAACATATTCGTATTCTGGTATATTATCATATACATATATTCCTTCAGAATTCTTTTCTCCATTTTCTAAAACCAAATTACCAGCTAAATCATATATTTTGGCCCATACTTTACTGCTAGGACATAAATTTTCGGATAACATTGAACTAGGATATAAAGAAGCGAAATCGCCAACAGGAACAGGGTCGTCTAAATATAAACCACACTTTGGATTTAAAACTATAGCGCCTTCATACCCATCGTCATTAGAGCCCTTATCAATACAAGGCATTAATACTCCATTTTCTCTACATTTTTTAGCAACATAGCTAGTTAATTTAATGCTTTGACCTCGAAATATCAAGAAACTCATAGGAACACTACATAACTTTGACATCTCAACAAGATCAGTAATAACGTCAACTTTATTAAACAAATAATGAACCAAGTTACAATCCTGAATACAGTATTTCGCGATAATTGCTCTAGAAGCAGGCCCTTCATTTGTCATTCTGAAAATGTCTTTAGGGGTTACATCATCCTTTGCTAGTCCCCATTTTACTTTTTTAGCCTTTGGACTTTCGGTTCCTAAAATTTCAAACCATCCTTCTTCTTTACAAACCTTGACAACATTAAATTTTTTCCCATCTTTATAATAATCGCTGCTGTGGTTAAATTCCTCAAAATGAATATAACTTCCCTCTTGTAATCCGATCATATTATTTGTTGAAACTCGCGTCACGTCGGATTCTGTGTTACATCTATGTAGGAGCGATTTTACTTCATCTCCTATAAAATGCCCCCCTACATAGTCCAATTTATACGACGACAAGTTTTCGGACCTTCGAAACCAATTTAACATATCTACTTGTAAACGACCATTCATTTTAATAATCGCTAGCTCATATGTTCCTGAAGCTAATGTTGTTGAACTTCTATCGATATCTAATTTCCCCGGATTTTTATAATCATATGTTGTACACAATTCATCGTTATTTCGTGATAATTTTAAGAAATCTTCCACACAAAATAATTCCTGTGATCTTCTGAACATAAACTCATAATCAAAACTAAATATGTTGTATCCAATGATTATATCTGGATTTTCTTTTTGAATTAATTTTGTCCACGCCAATAATACCTCTCGTTCGGTTTCATATGTTTCTAGCTGTTGATTTGCCACTGCCATTTTATCGCACGAATTTAACACTATACAATGATTTAGATAAGGATCCTTATCCCCGTAAGTCATAAATGTAGACCCAATAAATGTAACTTTATCACCTTCTAGTGCTGGAAAATTGTTTCTTAGTGATCTTATTAATTCGTTTATTTTACCTTCTCTTTCGAATTTTTTATCACATATTATATCCGCTATTGTTGATTCCCTATTTTTATATGTTTTGTTATAATTATTTAATCCATCTCCAATCTTATATAACTTCTCTTCTTGTTCTTCTGATTCGTCGTCTGAATCATCGTCTGAATCATCTTCTAATTTTTCTTTTTCTTCATTTTCTTTTATTTGCATTGCCTTATTTGCATGCTCAAATAAAGCCTCTATTATATGCTCTTCGTTTGAATTTTCATTACGATCTCTTACCTTTGTTTTTAAAAAGGATTCTGTTCTTAATTTTAAATCTTCTTCATTCTTTAATTGTTCTTTCGGATAAACCAAATCTATTTTATCCATCGTTTCTTTACCAAACGCTGCTTTAACAATCTTACGTAAAATTTGTTTACATTGTTCTGTAGTTACATCTTCTAATTTAGCAAAATGATCCACTATATTTGTCGCTAATTTTTTATAGGATTTTACTGGTACTGGAAAATCACCGTGACTACTTGATGCCTCAATATCAAAGCTCATTATCTTATAAGGAACGCGATCTTCCTTATTATTTAATGGAATAATATTCTTATAGTTTATTACAAACTCGAAATCACACGAAGTTGTTTTATTTGACCCTGTAATTTCTATCGTCTTTTTTATTGTCATCGCGATCCAACCAGATGGACTTACTTCACGAATATGAAAGAAACGCAGTAATGGAGGAATATTTGCTTCATATAATTCTATGTTCAACTCTTCATTGTTATATTTAAATTTATATCCATTTTTTAATAATATTCGCTCTTTTTCGCCATCTTCGTTTACCGAATCTTGATACCAAAAATTCTTAACTTTGTTAAATATATTTATATTAGAAAACTTAACTTCGATAAACCTGTGTTTTTTACCAGCATCAAATCCATATAATTTTTTTCGTTCAATTAACTTAAACCCCATTATTGAATCTTCGTAGAATTTACCTATCTTTGATTTTAAATGATTATAAAACGCGGTTTTCTTTGTTTGTCCCCAATTATTGTTTACCTTGAGGTAAAAGAACGGTTGGTATTCTTCTACAATAATTGAGGCTTTTTGACCTTCTTCGTTAATACCAAACATTTGTATAGCGAAAGTAGATTTATCTTTATTTTCCTTACATTCATCGGAGTCCTTATCGGAGTCCTTATCGACTCCCTTGTTATTATAGACATTAAATTCGAATAATTTGAATACGTGTTCCATTGTTTGTTATACATTATTATTGATTAATTGTATTTATTTCAATTTTTTAATAAATATAATTGAGTTACTAATGTTTTCTAGTCTTTTTTCCACCTCTATGCGGTTTTTTATGAATTTTATTATTATGACGGCCTTTATTACGGCGAGTCTTAGTACGTCGAGTCTTATTCGCTGTTTTTAAAATTCGTTCATAAACATGCTGTACAGAACTAGTTGGTGTAGTAGAGACTGTGTTGCTTATTTTTGATTCAATCCAATTAATAAATGAATTAATAGATCTATCTTTTTTTGTAATAGAACTTTTTTCATATTGTTCTACTGTTTTGCCGTAATTTCCGATATATTTTATTGTTGGGAATCCATCAATAGTCCCAATATGGTTAACCTTTGATATATAATCTTTATTAATATCGACTATCACTAATTTATTATTTTTAGAATACTGATTTTTTAACGCGGATTCAATTTTAGACCATTCGGGGCGAGTCGCATTACAAGGACCACAACCCACCATATAAACGAGAATAAACACATCGGAACCATTTTTAATCAATTGGTTGACTTTTCCTACTTCCTTTTCAGAATTAATGTGTAAAACATACATTATATATTATATACTTTTTTAAAAAGTATAGCAAAAATATATATTTTTTAAAAGTATAATATATATGTCGTTTTCAATACTAAAGATGTTATTTATATTAATGGTTTTTTTAGGTGGTTTATACTTTTATATTTGTTACACAAATAATCCAAAAATGTTAGAAGGGTTAACAACGATGAATGGTGAACTGCGATGCCCAAATTTGCTAATTCAAAAAGGAATTAAATATTATTTGTATAATTCAAATATTGCTCAAGTTCCAGGAGTTAATCCAATTGAATTTAACAATTTAGAGGAATATACTGAATTTTTAGAATGGCAACGCGGGGCTGGAATTCGTTGTCCAGTGTTATATGTTCAAAATACGTATGACGCCCAGGGTAACCGTGTATACAAAGTGAGACCAAGCGTGAGCGAATTAGAAGGAGGACTGCCGCCAACAACAACTGTCCCTTTGCCATTAAAATTTACTCCATTAGTCGACGCAACACAATCAGACCAACCTTATAATAAAAACGGCTACCCAGCATTTGACCAATCGAGTTATTATGTTGGTTCTTTAACTCCTTTAGACCAAATGAAAAATTCTGATTATAATATGTTGTATAGTGATAATGCTATGGATCCTAATTGGGGTGGAGCAGAATATACACAAGCGTTAGCAGATTCGGGTTATTATAAGGGTAACGAAGTGGACATTAAGATAGCTTAAGATCCAATTATTTTGGTTTATTTTGAATTTATTGTTTATCTAAGAAGGTCATCGTTGCGTTCAACGATTCCTTAGCTGATTTTAAAATATTTAATGCGTTAATAGCGTCTAAATTTGATTTGATATCTCCTGCTGGTTTCATATTTAAAGATTGTTTGATCATTAGATAGCCAATATAATCATCTAAATTAATAATTGCCGCCTCATAGTCTTTTCTATATTTAGCTATTAAAAGCTCGTCTTGTAATTTAACCGATTGAGCCTTAATAGCAGCAGCATATGAAGTAGCAGTGCCTGCTTCACCAGAGGCAGGAGTTACAGTAGAAGTATTTGTACTATCGCCACCATTGGTCAATCCTTCAATAACTGATGTTTGTAAATGAAACATCTTAACAACCATATAAATAATAAAAAAACAAACAATTAATATTCCTACAATTTTAAAAAATTCGTCTTGATGCATATATATATCCACTTTTAAAAAAAGTGGAGCAAAAATATATATATCCACTTTTAAAAAAAGTGGAGCAAAAATTATTTATACAGGAAAGGTTCGGCAAGCCTAAGGCGACTTTAATAAACGTAGTTTTCCGATTTTAAACCTTTAAAAATTTAACAATAGTAGCTATAGCTGTTTTGCTTATTTTTCTACTCTTACCATTTGAGTCCTTCGTGCAAATATTATTTAAACATTGTTCGTCTTCTTTAATACATTGAATTAAGTTAGGTAAAGTCTTAAATTGGGCTAAAATAGCTAAAGCCGATGCCGAGCTTACCCCCGGAATATTACATAACATAATTTCTCCAATGTTATCTGGTGTAATATTTTCTTTCTTGACCTTTTTAATTACCGAGCAGTAATCTTTTTCTGTTACTGGACCCGTAGCGTCTCCGTTAATATTTTGGTCGGGCGACTGTATTCCGTCTTGTAAAATAGTATCTCCTTCTCCTCCTTTGGTTGAAATATTTGTTAGTTTATTAGAATAGAATCCGAGTTTTCCGGCTTTACACCCGCCGACAAGTTTATAAACCATATTACACGCGATTGTTGCCGTTTCTTCTAAATTATTGGAACGCATAATTGAGAATCCTTTGAAATAATTAATAGAGAACATAGCAGAATACAACGTTTGCTTGTCAATGCGGTCTTTAAATGAATTAAACCGATTGATATCACCTTCAATGAGATACACAATATTATGATTATGATGTTGTAGACCGTTTAATCTATATGACTGTTCTTCGTAGCGACCATCCTTAATACTTGCTGCTAAATCAGAAAAAGTTTTGCGTTCAATAATAATACAATCGTTTATTCCATCGTTGATAATAATATCTCCTAAAGGAAGTGTTTCAGAGATTAATTTAATATCGGCAAACTTTGGAACAGCGGCAATAGTTGCTTCACATCGCTTAAATAATTCTTGCTCTCTTGTATCAATCTTAATAATCATTATAATAATTTAATAGTGTTGTTATTAAATTATTTTTCTTAAATATATATTATCAGAAAACTACGTTTTCCGAACCTTTCCTTATTGTAACACCTATTTTGGTTTTTTATTTGGATTTTACTTCGTTATAACTTTTCTTAAAAGTATATATTTTGCGTTTATTTTGCTATACTTTTCTTAAAAGTATATATTTTGCGTTTATTTTGCTATACTTTTCTTAAAAGTATACTTAATATCGTCTAATAGCACGAAGAGCGGATTGAGACGGGTTAGAATAGTTACCCATACAAACTAATCCGTATTGAGTATTTGTTGCTCCAATTAAATTAGGATTTGAACTTATGAAGGCGCCAATAGTTGGTGCTAAACCAGCTTTCTTATTGCCTCCGCACGTGGGACGATTTGTAATCGATGCGATATTTCTGCTCATTTTACTACCAGACATGTAGACCATAGTTATACACTAACAAAATATAAAAAATATTTCTTAATTTGTTTAATCAGAATATTTCCATAAAATCGTTTATTAATTATTAAAATTTCCTAAAGACGATATATTATAAATCCTTGCCATTTCTTTAAGTAAAAATATTTATAAAATATTATGGGTTATAGTTTTTTATTTGAATCCTCTATAGCACTGCTTCCTCCTTTAGTATTGTCATTTTCATCAAATAATAAAATGTCAAATACTAATGTATTGTCTAAATTAACTATTGTTGTATGATATTCTCCGCTTTTTACTTTCCATTGTTGGTTTGGATAGATCAATTTTGCTAACGATAATCCAAACGTTGGATTCCACCAATGACATGCTCCAAAAATTTGATATGCTCTTAAAGATGTTTTCTTATGATGTTCAATAAATGGGTTTATAATTTTATCTTTATAATTTTCATATTCTACATATTGCGGACACTCATATAATTCAACACCATCTTCAAATATTGGACATTCTTTAATAAATCCCGTTTTTAAAAATTTATCTATTAATTTTTCTTCATATTCGTCAATATAATTGATCCACGAATCGTTAGTAGAATATTCCGCAGGACATTTATTCTGATTATACTCGCTTTCGATATCAAATTCTTTAAGAAAACTATTAATTCCTTTCTTTATACTTTTTTTTATTGAAGGATGTGATAATAATGGTAAAATAACATCATCCCAGTTTTCTTTAAAATCATAATTCATTCTCAGATAATTGTTGTAATCATTATTCTTATAAATCAATTTTTTATTAATCTATTTATATAAAAAACGATTACAATTTAATTATTATCCAAAATCATTTGTCTTCTTAAATGCCTAATATTTCTTTCGCTAAGATGTTCTGTCTGACCAATAAATACAGAACAAGACAAATCAACAATAATTACATTTTCAACTCCTAAATTGACTACAAATTCTAATATTTGACCTAAAGTGATACGATCAATATCCATCCCAACTTCTGCTAACATTTCAAATATATCCGGTTCTCCTTTTAAATTATACAAGGTAATTCGGTTGAAATAGTTTTCTTTAATATTATCTGGATTTATTATTTCTCCTTCTTCAAATTTTATATATAATTTATCAGGAATTGTGTCGCCAGAAGAATACGATGTGATTCTAAACGAATGATTATACGAATTCGCAAATTGTCGAAATGCTGTATTTGTCCTATTTTTTGAATATAAACTTTGGTGTTTCTTTATTATAGTGGATGCCTGAGTTTGATTTGTTTTTTTTAATATTTCTTTTATATCTGCGGACAACAGATCTATTTTATGTTTTGTTAGTTCATTCCAATTGTTTACTAGTTTACTTTTTTTATTTACTTTTGCTGCCATATTTTCATAATCCTTTAATGTAGATATATTTGGAATACCAGGTGCTACTCCATTTATAATTCTTACGTTCATATTGTTAGGAACAATGTCTTTTCTTAAAGAGCCATTTTTTTTTAAATGTAGCTCGCCATGTAAATATATTCCAATAATAATAGTCTTAGGGATACTTAACATTGTATTTTGTATTTGTATTTATAGTATTTATAAACGACTTAAATACAATTCAATTATTTATATATACTATGACCGAATTAGCCAAAGATATTGCGCGTGATGAAGATATTATTAAGACAGACGAGGGATTAATATTTAATCCTTATAATCATTCGAATACTGAGATTAAATTGAGCGATGTTCAATTTATTCTTACTAAATATAGTTTACCCGCGGATCGTATTCATAATATGGAACTATATAGACGGGCATTTGTTCACCGATCTTATACAAAGAGACCAGAGTATGAAAATATACAACAAAAGATTACCATTGTTGAAAAACCACCAGATTGTTTGCCTTTAAGCACAAAGTCCAATGAACGATTAGAATTTTTAGGGGATGGTATTTTAGAATGTGTTACAAAATACTTGCTATATAGACGCTTTCCTAAAAGCAATGAGGGGTTTATGACAGAAAAAAAGATAGCTATTGTTAAAAATGAAGCAATTGGTAAGATAGCTTTGGAAATGGGATTACATAAGTGGCTGATTTTATCACGTAATGCCGAAGAAAAAAAGACCAGAACTAATTTAAAAAAATTGGGATGTTTGTTTGAATCTTTTATTGGAGCTTTGTTCTTAGATTTTAACAAGATTTCAGTTAAAGATGAAGATAAATGGTTTGAAAATATATTTATTTGCGGACCCGGGTTTCAAATGGCGCAAAAATTTATTGAATCTGTGTTTGAAACACATATTGATTGGGTTGCTCTTATTCAGAACGATGACAATTATAAAAATATTCTTCAGGTTAAAATACAAAAAGAATTTAAGGTAACTCCACATTACTTAACAATTGAGCACGATCTAGACGAAGGATATAAAATGGGCGTATATTTGTGTCTGGGGCAGCCAATTCATAGCATTAATATTAAAAATGCTATCCATATAAACCAATTTAAACATTTTGATAATGGGCTACAAAATAGTTTCAAAGCGGTTCAAGATTATATTTTAGAAAACAATGGAAAAATATTTTTATTTCTTGGGGAAGGACAACATAAAATTAAACGCAAGGCTGAACAAATCGCTTGTAACGAAGCGTTAACTTTTTTGAATTAAATATAACCACGAATCTAAATCTATATACGAATTTAGATATTTTTCTTTGATTTTATCTGCTAATATTTTTAAAGCAATATTATATTTGATTTTTTTATATTCATTTATTTGAATTAAAATATGATTAAGATTTAATCCAGGAGTCCAATTTATTTTACACATATATGAATGACAGCATAAACATTCAATTCCTTTAATATATTTTAAAGCTGTTACAAATCTATCAGAACGAAGAATACAGAAATTTATATACTCGGTTTCGTTTATTTTAATTTTAGGAGGCAAAAACGGATAATCTAGTGGCACCATAAAACAATATTTATTTATATAGAGTCCTTCTTGTCTAGATAATTCAATAATGATATGTTTGTTTCCAATATCATTTTTTATATTTATAGTTCCGCCTTTATCAAGTAACAATTCGCAATCCTTTTTGAGTCGACCAGATAATAATTTGGGTATTACACAATTTGACAATTGTGTATTAATATCTGTTAATTGTGTATTCATTGTTGATTGTTGATTGATAGTTCCTTGTAAATATAGTATTATTATTACTATAAATATTTAATTCAATTTTATTATTATTATATATTTACTTTCTTGTTTTTTTACAACACCTTTGGACATTTACACCTTTGGACATTTAAAACGCCGAATAAAAAAGAGGTTTCCCTCATTTTTTTTATTTTTTATAATTATTAATTAAATTACAATTCAAAAGTAACTCTACTATAACGCACAATATAACTATATTCTACTGCTAAATTTACTCTACATTTTTCGTCGTATTTTCTAATTGTTGATGGACCTTTTATGTGAGTAAGAAGTTCACAATCATCCAATCCATATAGGTCTGTATTCCAAAGATTGGATTTGTTATATGAAATATAACATCTATCACACCAAGTGTTTTTGTTAGTTTGTATTTTTTATTACCATTAATAGTAATAAAAAAAAGTTATTTTATAATTTAGATCATTTTATAATTTAGATCATTTTTGAGTGATAGAGGATAAAAAGGTGTAAATACTTATTTTCAATACATAGAATAATAAAAATTTATATATTGAAATATATAAATAATGAATCCTTTAGAATCATTAAAAGAAAGATTAAAACGCAAACCTGAGGTTCATCCTAATCCAGGAGTAAAGGTAATTTTGGCACTTCCGGCAGAAGAAATTGTTGGGGCAAAAACAAAACCATTAATTACTGCTGAAAAAGATGAAGGTAAAAGAGCTAAGGATATTTTAGAAAAAATTAAACAAAAAAAACTATCAGCTGTCATTAAAAAATTTCCAGAAGAAGCTAAAGATAACAATCCACTTGTTTCAAAAGCACCAATTATTCCAGAAGAAAAAAAGAAAAAACCTAAAAAGTTATTAAAGGGAGTAGTGATTTTACAAGAAGAAGAAGAAAAAGGAAATGCCGAGGATGAACTTCCAGAAGGTGGACCTCGGCTTATAGTAGATGAATTAGAAAAACCTATTGTTGGTGAAGATGTCCCTATTGTTGGTGAAGATGCCCCTATTGTTGGTGAAGAAGACTTTATTGCAAAACCTAAAAAGAGATCATCCAAAAAAGTTACTAGAGGTATTATTCCTTTAGGGCCAGAATTAATGGTTCGAATTGGTGACACACCATTAGCAAAACGTTTGCCACCATTACCAGTATTTGATGTTAAAGTTTCTAGTTATTATATGAATAATAGAGAAATATTTGTTAATTTTATTAATGGACTATTTGATACATATAAAGAAGACTTACTTGACGAAAGCAAAGGAATTAGTTGCGAAGACATCGGAAATGATACTGGAGAAGTTTCTTTATTAACGCATCAAAAAATAGTAAGAGATTATATCAATTTATACACACCATATAGAGGACTACTTTTATATCACGGTTTAGGTTCAGGAAAAACGTGTAGTTCTATTGCTATTGCTGAAGGAATTAAAAGCGCAAGAAAGGTGATAATAATGACGCCCGCTTCTTTGAGACGTAACTATATTGAAGAAATAAAAAAGTGCGGTGATTTAATATATCGTAAAAATCAATATTGGGAATGGATTTCTGTTGGTGATAATCCCGAGTTAGTTGACCCCCTATCTGCTTCATTAGGATTACCTAGAGAATATATTAGAAGAAAACAAGGAGCTTGGCTAATAAATATTAAAAAACCAAATAATTATTCTGATCTATCAACATCTGATAAAAAGGTATTAAATGACCAATTAGATGAAATGATTACAAATAAATATACATTTATAAATTATAATGGATTGAGCAGAGATAAATTCCAACAACTAACAAATAATTTCGAAACCAATATATTTGATAATGCTATCGTTATTATTGATGAAGCGCATAATTTAATTAGTAGAATTGTAAATAAAATAAACAACATATCTAAATTTAATGAAAAGAAAAGAGGACCCGAAGGTATTTTACCCAAATCTCTTTCCTTATTATTATACGAGTTTCTTTTAAGAGCAGACAATTGTCGTGTAGTTTTATTAACAGGAACGCCTATTGTTAACTACCCAAATGAAATTGGTATTTTATTTAATATTCTAAGGGGCTACATTAAAACATGGAATTTTACAATATCGGTTGATACGTCTAAAAAAATATCCAAAGAAACTCTTCAAGACATATTTGCCAAAGAAAAAATATTAGATTATATTGATTATGTCCCTAGTTCAAAAATATTAACAATTACTCGAAACCCATATGGTTTTGAAAATAAAATAACGGCTTCATCTGGTTATAAAGGCGTTACAAATGAAAAGACAGCAAAAAGAAATGAACAAGGTATAATTGAAAAGGACCCAAATGGAGATATTGTTTATGAAGAGCGCGGAAGCATATCTGATGTTGATTTTATAAAAAGAATTGTTAAAATGTTAAAGAAAAATGATATAACAGCTCAATCAAACGGAACTTCATTTACTGTTACTACTGCGTTACCAGATACATTAGAGGAGTTTATTAATATGTTTATTAATAAAGATACAGGTATTATTACTAATATAGATAAATTCAAACGACGAATAATGGGACTAACCTCGTATTTCCGTTCTGCGCAAGAGGAATTATTGCCGGCATATGATCGTAATTTTGATAAACATATTGTTAACATACCTATGAGCAATTATCAGTTCAAAATTTATGAAGACTATCGTCACGCAGAAAGAAAAACAGAAAAGCCTGGTAAAAAATCATCTGGTGCCATTGATAAAGATGGTATATTTAAAGAACCTTCGTCAACGTATCGAATTTTTTCACGTTTAGCGTGTAATTTTGTTATGCCTAGCCCTCCTGGGCGCCCTAATCCATCTATGTATAGGGCAGTTGCAGAAGCACAAAAGGATGCAAAAACGTGGGCATGGATGAAAAAAAAGTATTTAGATAATAAACAAGAATATAATGAAGATATACAACACAAAACCAAAGCATTTATTTCAAAAATTGCGGAAGAAAATTTGGATATATATGCTCATAGAATTAAACGTGTATTGGATACATATTTAAGAGAGTATTTAACAAAAGATTATAGGGAACCTATTGAGGTTTTTGCAGAAGAAATGGGTTATGGCTATTTATTTGAATTTAATAGAGATGATAAAGATGATAGGGTTGATAGAGATGATAGGGTTGATAGAGATGATAGAGACGATTTTTTGGCTATAGAAAATGGAGCAAAAACTGTTAAAAAAACTGTAGAAAAGGCTAAAAATAAGGCGGAAGAAAAGGCTAAAAAAGCGGATGAAAAAGCTAGAAAAGCGGATGAGAAGGCGGAAGAAAATGCCAGAAAAGTGGAAGAAAAGGCGGAAGAAAAGGCTAGAAAAGCGGAAGAAAAGGCGGAAGAAAAGGCTAGAAAGGTTGAAGCAAAAGCTGAAGAGAAACAAGAAAAAGAAAGAATAAAAGCCGAAGAACGAGAGAGAAAAAGAGCAGAAAAAATTAAAAAAGGGGGATCTATTAATGATTCAGATTCAGATTCAGATTCTGATTCTGATGATTCTGATGATGAATTTGAAGGCGGTGCTGCTACAAGGGAACCCATAATAGAAGAACCCGATTCTAACGAAGATCTTAACGAAGATCTTAACGAAAATCTTGCTGAAAAGTTTGTAGACGCCGATGACGAATCTGCGATGGCGATACATTTGGAAGGATATAAAGACGAAGATGCTATTTTAAGAGAAGCAGATGAGTTAGAAGGTGATGAAATATTAGAAAAAATGGGTTCTGTTGAATATCAAGAAGCAATTAACTCTTCAATGCGTTATTTACAAATACATGCAAAACAGCTTTTGAGTCCCGAAGGTCTCGAAACGTATAGTCCAAAATTCTTGGCTATGCTTGAGAATATAATAGATCCAGAACATATAGGTTTAAATTTGGTTTACAGTCAATTTAGATCTATGGAAGGCATAGGCATATTTGCATTGACATTAGAAGCGAACGGTTTTGCCAAATTCAAAATTAAAAAATCAGGTATACATGGTTGGGAGCTTAATATGAGTGAAGAAGATATGGGTAAACCTTGTTATGCTTTATATACGGGAACTGAAGAAGCGGAAGAAAAGGAAATAATTCGTAACATTTATAATGGTGCGTGGAATTATATTCCAAACAATATTGCTGCACAATTGAAAGCAAAAAGCAGTAATAATAACTTGGGAGAAATAATAAAAGTTCTTATGATTACTGCTGCTGGTTCAGAAGGTATTAACTTGAAAAATACTAGATATGTACATATTATGGAGCCATATTGGCATCCAGTGCGTCAAGAACAGGTAATTGGTCGTGCTAGACGCATTTGTTCTCATAAAGATTTGCCTAAAGAATTACAAACTGTGGAAGTTTTTGTTTATATTATGACATTTACCAAAGAACAATTAGATAGCGAATTTGCTTTAGAATTAAAATTAAAAGATATCTCTAAAAATCCCCCTTACACGCCTCAAACATCGGATCAAAAGTTATTGGAAATATCAACTATTAAAGAACAGTTGACATCACAATTATTAATCGGCGTGAAAGAAGCTTCTATTGATTGCGCAGTTCATACTAAATCTAATACAAAAGAAGGATTAGTTTGTTTATCCTTTGGTCAGCCAACTGTTAATGATTTTTCATATAATCCAAATATTTCTCAAGATGAAAATGATACAGTCGCTGATATAAATAGAATTGTTATTGATTGGGAAGCTAGACCTTTTGAGATAACAACAACCGGAAAACGTTATATGTTAAGAACGGATACTAGACAAGTGTATGATTATGATAGCGTTATTCAAGCTAAGCAAACCCCAGGTATCAGACCAATTTTATTGGGAAAACTAGTAATAGATAGCACGGGAAATTTGGACATTGTTAAAGAGAGGATCTAAATATTTGATTCATCATTCGCATTAGAATCCGTATTCGCATTAGAATTAATATTCGCATTATTAATAGTATCGTTATTTGGTTTATTTAATACTAATTCGTTTATAGAATTTGTTAGTTTAAAAATCATCTCGTATAAATTATCTATTTTTGTATTCATTTCATTAAGTTGTTTTATGACCTCATTTTTAGGAACAATTGGAACAATTTGTTGTTGAATTATTGCTCCTCTATTTATTTGATCTTGTTTTATTTGATCTTGTTTTATTTGATCTTGTTTTATTTCTGACAATGGTTGTGAATTCTGTTCAGCATATCCCCTTTTTTCTAATACTGGTTTTTCTTCTTCAAATATTATTTCTTTTATATCTAAATCAGTTTCTTTTATGACGGGTTGTCTTTTAAGTTTTTGAAAGATATTTATTAGAGACGGATCATTGATATCATTATTGCTAATAGCATTATTGCTAATAGCATTATTGCTGCTAAAATCAGCAAACGAAACCTTTTTTTTAAAATCTTTATCATTTGTATTGGTATTTGTTAGTTTATTTTGTAAACGATTGATTTTTTCGGTTTTTACTGAAGTTTCTTTTGGTTTTAGCCATGTTTCTGGATCAATATTTGAACTATTATATAATTGTTCAATATCTAAATTTCGCTGAACCATTTTTTCTGAAATTAACGAATCCATTTCAGTAATTTTTCCGTCTAAATCTCCATAAGAAAAATCTAATTCTTTTGGTTTTTGAGGCGTCATATAATTTTCTAATTCCATACGTTTTCTTTCAACCCCCTTTTCAAATTCAGTTTGACGTGATAATTGGATATCTTCTATTTTATATGGTTCAGACGATTCTTCGTTTGTAATATTTATCTTTTTTATATTTTGTTCTTGATTTTGTTTGTTTAAATTAGGAAAAAGCCGATTAACCGCAAAAACAACTTGCGACAAAAATTGTTTGTTAAGCTCCATAATATGAGTTTTAGGGTTACATCTTGCTGTAAATAGTTTTATATTGCTTTCAAAAACTGTTTTTATGTTAGTTACTAACGTTTTATTACTTGTATTAATACAAAGTTCATCTAACAAAACATCCCAAAGTAAATTAATATTTGGGATGTTATTGAATTTAGATAAGTTGCTCATTAATATACATAATAATCTAATTTTTATGTATATTTTTTACTTAATAATTTATTTTTTATATTACTTTTAGATATCCCCATCACGATTATAAAAAACGTGTCTAAACTTTTGCATATATTCGTCTTTTAATACATGATTTTTCATATAGTGTCCTGTTATTTTATCTTCAAGCATATGGATAACAAAGAAAATCGAATAAATACCACATTCTGTATTTCCATATTGGTGTTCTATAGGATGATTCTCGTCAAAACTGAAATTAATTGGCGTTTGTAATTTATGTCCTTGTTCGGTAACCGTATTTACAAACTTTTTAATTTGTACAGGTATTGTTTCCCCCGCACTATCAAAATAAAATATTGTGTGCTTTTTTACATTAACAAATAAAGAAACCCAGTGACTTCCTCCTTTATAATGAGGATCTAAATTGAATATTACTCCAAATTTAGTATGTCCCTTTTTAATTTGTTCTTCTAAATTAAAATGACATAGTTCATCCCAAACACATTCGCCGTATAATTTATGTGTATCATAATCAATGGGCGATGGTCCCAAGAAATCAAAGCACTTATATTTCTTTTCGTATTGGTTCATTACTTTTAAAATATCAATACTAGATAACCATTCATTTGGGTTTTTATTCCATTCTTTTGGAGATTCAGGAGCAAACGCATCTAACAATTCCTTTTCCATTTTTGTATTTTTTGTCATTTGACGAACCCAACACGACTCTTTACTACAAGTAGAAGCATAATAGTCTTTTAATTGTTTCCAAATTTGTTTGGAGTCGGTTGTTTTGATGGGTTGATCTGGATGTCTAGCATTCCACATATCTTTTAGTTTAGTTAAATCGCTATCAGAATAACAAGTATATTCTTTGTGTTTATTTTCTGGACTACAATTAAGCTTTTTAAATTTTTTTTGTGTTTTATGTTTTTTTGACATAAATTTATTTGACGATCGGCTTTTATTATGAGTTCCTCGTTTATTACTACCTTTTTTTTTGAATCTTACTTTTCTTGATTTACTCTTCATATATTGTGTCTATATTTTCTTTTTTGGATCCCTAAAAGGTTGTTCTTCAAATGTTATGTATTTTTTCCTCGGAATTATTTGATTTTTTTTATAATTTTCTTTGACATTTTGAAACCAATCTAGTGGGAGTTTTTGTATATCATCTACTCCAACTGATGTATTTTTTTTATACAATTTATGTTTAACTACGGGGAGACCCCTTATGCCTCCATATTCTACTGGGTTTTGGGCACCTTCATTTAATTCTTCTTTTACTACGGGGTTTAAGACGCCCCCTTCTTCTTCTGATCCTTCTTCTTCTGAATCCTCTTCTTCTTCTGAATCCTCTTCTTCTTCTGAACCGTCTTCTTTTACGGGGAATCCCCGTACGCCCCTGTATTCTTCTTTATAATTGCCTCTTTCGATTGAATTTCCTTCTTTTTCATAATCAATATCGTCGTGAATTATATTGTCAGACGGGTAATCATCTGTTCTTGCTTTTTCAAATAGGTCGTTATTATCAACTGCTTTTAAATAATATATACATTTATCCATAAACAAATCAAATCCTATTTGAACGTCTTGTAATAAGGTATCGGGTGGTTCATTAACTAACAAATCGTTAAATAATTTGGTAATTCTTTGTCCATATAATTCTTTATCCGTTTTTCGACTAGTATCCGCGTTTTCTTTTACTTTTTTGTTAAGTTTTTGTAATTGATGTTTGCTAATTAAAAAATTTAAAGTAAGCTGATTGACAAAATCTTCTGACATTATTATATTGTTTTAAGTAAATAAATTAATTTACTTAAAAATAACGAATTAAATAGCTGTTGTTTTTGTTAAATCCTTTAATTGTTGTCTTGTAGCATTGTTAAATAAAGCAAACCCTATTTTTTCTGGATTATTATTAGGATTATTAGGGCAAAATTGTTCGGTTTTGAATAGATCAGGAAATGGTTGACTCTGTTTGTTATTATTATTCCATTTTACTTGATATAAACTGCTATTACTTGACGGAACATAGGTTGCTTGACTACATGACTGTAACGCAAAAATCTGACTTCTTAATTCTGATTCGTGATTAATATTAGAAGCATATCCAGACCATGGACCAGAATCGTTACCAGGATTATATACAGTTTCTGGTGTAAAAGTAGGTTGCTGAATTAATGGAGTGGAGACAGGTTTTCTTAGATCAACCATAGGTAATATAGAGTATTTTGTTTGAACCGAACGAGCATCCAAATATGGTTGCAATGGTTGTGATGGAATATTTCGTTGATAAGATCTTAAATATACAGTTTGTTGTCTTTGAGAAGTTGGTTGATCTATAAAGCTATTAATATTCATTGATATATATAAATATTAAATAAATTAAAATTATTCTAAACTGCGCAAATAATAGATTACAAAATATATTATATATAATCTTTCGAAAGAGTATTTTACAGAAGGTTATACTCTTTCGAGTATTTTACAGAAGGTTATACTCTTTCGAGTATTTTACAGAAGTCTATTTGATTCTCTTGTGTTGCAAATACACAAAGACTAACCTTAAATTTTATATGTGTATTTGTATTAAGATGTACTATATCATGTTCTTTCATATCAATCAATAATTTTGAAAATTTCCATTCATTTTGAAATAATATTTCCGAATATCTATTCGGATCATCATTATACCAGGTTGATACTCTCCAATATTCTCCTGCTATATTGCAATCTTGTAATATAAAGTGGCAAAGAATGTCTTTTTCATCTTTAAATAAATGCGTATAATTATTATCGATAATATTAGAAAAACGCCACCATTGAGTTGTATAATCATTGGGGTTTAATTGGGACCATGGTTTAACAGACGTAGCCATTATATTATTTATCTTGTTAGTTTTAAGCTGATTTATTTATACTTTTTATAATAAATGTATATAATAATGACATTTAATATAGATATACATAGATTGCATAATAAGGCATATGATATAATGATTTATATAACGTGGTTTTTATACGTAGCTATTGCGTTAGGATTATCTGCTAATGCGCCCCAATATTTAGGCGATATGCAATATTACGTTAAAATGTATGTTAGTTTATTTTTAATATATCGGTTTAATCCATTCAGAAGAGTAACGTTTACAGGATTAGATGCGAAAATTGCGTTTAGTTCTGGTGTATTTTTGTTAGCAACGACTGCTATAAATACTGGTTTACAAAAATACATAACAGAATTAAAACAATATTTGACATTTTTAAAAGTGAACTAACTAACAAAATCCTTAATGAATTTTATAGTTTTCCATATTTAAGCGTTTTATTGTGAATTATTTTATTATTTCTTGTTTTATTTTTCTTTTTATAAGTATCTGGTCCAATCGGTTTCATTTTGAAAAATATTTGAAGATGTTGTAATATTTTTTTGGATAAAATTTTGTCTATTTGCTGTGTCTCCGCCGTTTTACTTACATATATGTAGTTGAACTTTTTCAGAAACGTCATCATAAACGCCCTACACGATGTAGGGTCCTCGGGGCTTAATATGTCGCTTTTTAAAAGTCGAGTTATCATACCATCAAAATCCAGATCGTGTACATAGGGCTTCAAATTTATATAATATATTTTTTCGTTACTCATATCTGGATAATATACATCATCTAAAAAACATATTTGCGTATCTTCTGGAATCTTTGTACATTTTATTAAATCCTTATGTGTTTTCATATGAGTTGTTCTGCATACTTCTACCTTTTTTCCTTGGATCTTGAATGCGCCTATTATTTGATCGAAAATCTTATAATTTATTTTATTTTCAAAATACTTTATTATATATTTAGCCCATTCTATCGGGCCCTGATTATTTGTATATATCATTAATTTTCCACAATGATTTTTTTCTTTTTTATCCTTTAAATAATTTAGTATTCCTGTTATATTTGGACGTAAAAATTCTGGATATAAATCTAAAATATCATTAAATAGACTTTGGTCCATTGTTATTTTTAACTGTTTATATTTTATATAAGATTTTAATGCATCCCAAAACATTCCTAGTTCCATAAAATAACCTAATGTCTCGTCTAAATCAAATACCACTATTTTTGAACTACAACTCATATATTATACTTTTAAGAAAAGTATAGCAAAATTTATACTTTTATACTTTTAAGAAAAGTATAGCACCTAAACCTAAATAATTTATATGTGTTTATTATAGAAATGGTCGGAAAACTAACAAATAAAGATTATATAAGTATTTTAAAATATTATAAATTGTCTATACCAAAATCAAATAGATTGGTACAAAAACAAGCCGAAAAAATTATGGCTCAAAAACTTTGTAAATGTATTAAGAAGCTTGATCCTCAAAATGAATCTAAATCTATTGGAATTTGTACTAAAACCATATTTAATAGTAAAGGATATTGTCGCGGACAATTTCAATGTATTAAAAAACAATCTGTTAAATTCAGGAAAACTAACAAAAATAAAACTAGACGAAATAAATAATATTTAGGTAATATATAAATGGCTAAACGTAGACATTCTGTTAGACGTCATAAAAGGGTTAAAACTAGAAATAGAACTAGAGCTAGTTTTAAGAGGGGAGGCGATAACACTACTGATGAACAAGGCCAACCAAAACCTTACGTTCCTTTTTATAATCCCGAAACTGGTAAACAAACTATTAAAAATGCCAAATTTTTTGATCCGGCTAAAATTAATGAAACACAAAAAACTGCCCGAAATACTGCCCAAAAATTTCCTGGTATTTTTGAAAAATCAGATCCTAGAGATGTAGAAGCAGTATTTAATAACGACCCACTTAATAGAGCTGCTGCTATTGCCGATTTTAATAGATTAACGGAAGAATACAAAAATGCTATCGGAGGTCTAAAAAGACGAAAGACTTTTAAGAGGAAGACGTCTAGAAGAAAGAGTCGCCGTTCCAAATAATTGTTTACTTATTCATAATTGTAAAAAATTATTTTATTTTAATTATTTTAATTATTATTTAAAAACCAATTCGCACGATCGCTAAATTGTCCATAATTAATATCAAAAACAGCCTTATAAAATTGATCTGTTGTGTGATTTTTCATATACCAACCATACATACGTCTAGTAGACCCAGCACCTCCTCCTACCCCACCTGCTAAAATAGACCCTAATGTTCTAGAACCACATGTTCCTGATTGGTTTCTTAATGTGCGAAGAACCGGAAATCCCATTATATTATAACGCAATATAATAATTTTTTACGGGGATAAACGGCCTTATGCCCCTTTTTAATCCCTTTTTATCCCCTTTTAATCTTCTAAATCCTCATTTTCTATCCCATCTTCTTCTAAATTTAAATTTTCTAAATGGTCTAACGCATTAATAATTATTTTTTCTTGTGTTGTTAGTTTCTGAAATATTAAACACTCATCCATTTTAAATGTATAATGACGATGCATAAAGTTTTTACTAGTTATTAATACACCATCATCTGTTATTTTAATTTCACAAATTATACCACAATGATGTAACGGCAAATAACTCGGATCAGATATTGGAATCCATTTAATAAAAGCACCGTGTTTTAAATCATTAATTTCGTCAATGTATCTATATTCCTTTAATTTTTTTAAGTAATCTAAAGTGGTTTGTTTTTGTAAATGTAGTTCTTGTAAAATTTGTAGATTGAGCTCTCCAATTTTTTTTGTAGTAAGATTAATTATGCTTTCATTTTCTTCATTGTCTAAGGCATTGTCTAAGGCGTTCATTAAATTATTCAAGTTCATTTTATGTAATAATATAAAATAAGAAATTATGTTAAAGCTAATTTTATATAACAATTATGACATTCCAAGATTTATTTATAAATTTATATACAAATTTTATTTACTTTTTTAGATGTGTTAATCCTAACAGAAATCCAGCATATCAATGCGAAGAAGAGGAATTAGAATATTCCTCGCTAATAAATATACCTCGTTCTTTTGTTATTATTAGAGACTAGTCTACCAAAATGCCCCACCAAACGATCCCATTCCACCAGCATTAGCTGCCATAGGTTCCTCATTGCCAAAATTTTCGGTACCAGGGCTAGAGGCACCAACCAAAGGAGTAGGATTTTGTTGATACATTTGATTAAAATCTGGGGATTGTTGCATTTGTTCTTGAGGCAATGAGCTAATAGAGGTTGAACCCATAGATTGACCCATGGATTGACTCATAGATGATTGGTTCTGTGAAATCGGTTGCGATACTTTTACGCTTCCTTGACCCTTCTTACCTTTCTTGGCGTTCTTGGTGTCCTTGGGTCCCTCCCAAAGTTCTATTAGTCGTTCAACTAATATGGACACTTTTTCTCCAAGTTTTGTTTGGAGACTTAATATGATAACTAACATTGCTAAAATAATATTGGTAATGCTAAAATCGACATATTTTTCTCCACTATATGGCGGCACAAATGTTATTATTCTATGAATTATTAACATTATTAATAACATAGCAATAATTTGTGCTAAAACTTCAGCAGTTATTTCTACAGATCCCTTTTCGTCGTCTGCTTCGGGAACAAAACGTTGCATTAATTTATTTAATATTACTACCGGAATAAGAGCTAAAACAGCATATTGAACAATATTCAACATTTCTGCTTTAGATTGTTCATCAAAGTTAAATACATGTTTAAAAAATCCTGGTTTACCGTGGCTTGTTTTTGATAATTCATCTAAACTTTCCATATACTCTATAGGGTATATTTAGAAATTAAAAATACATATTTATTAAACAATTTAGATATAGTTTATTATTCTAAATATATGCCAATTAAATACGGCGATCTTACAATTATTTATAATGAACAATATACAATATTTTCATTCTTCGGCTATAAAGAGTCTAAATTAATATTCTTATTTGAAGATGACACGATTTGTGAAGTTGATGATAAAATAAAGAATATTCATTTTAAATTTAATGAATCATATCCAAATCAGTTGCCAACATCTTTTGAAAAAGATGTCATTGGTGAAGATAATAAAAAAATTTATTGTAAAACAAACCCAAGTGTGCATACCTCCGGTGTTTTGTATATGCCATTAGCTCCATTATTTGGCAAAAAATATGATAAAAGTATTACTAGGTATATAGCATCTAATTATAATGGAACTTATTATAATCATAAATTAGATTCTAATATAAAAGTATTTGGTATTTTACGTATTGAATCAAGCGATAATATGCCTCGTTATCGGTTTGCTTACGATTCAGGAGAATTTACAAAAGAAGAAGTTATGTATCTTATTAATCGTATCTTTACACCTTAACAATTATTTACTTTGCGTTAATAATTTAGAAACAAAATGTATATAAATTATATTATGAGTGCAAACCGATCAGTACAAGCAGCGCAACGACGAAGAGCAACCCCTCAAGATGGCGGTATGCCTGGATCTAAAGGACCTCAACCGTCTATTAATTCGGCACAATTGTTCGCGAATCAAGCTAGGCCCGGATCAGGACCAAATATGCCAACTGGGCGTTTAGCAGGCCAACAAGCAGCATTGCAACAAAAACAAATGCAACAACCACAGCAAAAACAGCAACCCGAAGGAATTTCTGGTGTTAGTAAAATGACTATTGCTCAAGCAATTACGTTAATTACTTTAAGATTAGGAGCAGTTGAAACTAAAATGATGGCTTTAGAATACGAAACTCCAAATCAAGGAACAGGAATATCTTTAGATGGACAAGAAAATATGGTTTTAATCGACAAAAATGTGATTCAATCAATTGTTAGTAGACTAGAATCGCTTGAAAAACGTTCGACTACTAGTTCTGGATCTTCTGTTTCTGGACCAGAAGTTGCCTTATTAAAACAACAATTTGAAACTGTAAAACAAGCAGTTATTCAAACTAAAGGAGCTACAGTTACAATAAAAACACAAGTTGACAGTTTAAAGACCGAATTAATTGAAACCAGAGAATTATTGAGTGCTTTACAGAACTTGACTATGGAAAATAGTCAAAAATTAATGGGATTTGACTTTCAAAATATGGATGGATTTTCTGAGCAATTATTAGATGGCGATATTTTTTTAGAAGGAAATGCTTTAGAAGGAAATGCTTTAATAGATGGTAATGCTTTATTAAACGGTAATGAATTAAAAGACTCGGGGGGTTCTGAAATTCAAGATTCTAATTTGCTAAAAGAAATTGTAGGAACAGGGTTAAAAGAAATGGTAGGAACTAGCTTAAAAAAATTAATTGAAAGCGAGATTAATGCCGAGCTATAAATATACTTTTTATACTTTTAAGAAAAGTATAGCAAAAGTTATAACGAAGTAAAGAAAAGTATAGCAAAAGTATAGCAAAAGTTATAGCAAAAGTTATAACGTAGTATCTACCGAAGTATCTAATGAAAAGATATTAAACACATTAATACAATTAATATATTAATGCGTTTAACAATAGATAATAAATCAAAACAAGAAGTATTTGTAGCTATTTTCCAGCTGCTTAAAAATTGGAGTTCTTATATTAATATGCATTTCGGAACAAATAAATTATATATTCAGTCTATGGATAAATCGCATATTTGTCTTGCCGATATTGAAATAAAAAGTAAATGGTTTTCAACTTATGATTGTGCCGATGACAAAAAATTATCCGTCGATTCAAATCATTTTGCTATTTTAATGAATTATGCTCTAAAACATGATATTATCGAATTGAAATTTGAAGATGAAGTAAATCCAGATAAATTATATGTAAATTTTTTGAATGATAAAGAAAAAGCTAAAGTATCAGAAAAAGAAAAGGAAAAAAGAGGCACATTTGATCATTTCTTTGAACTCACCTTAATAGACGTCGAAGAAGAGAGTTTAGGAATCCCTGAGGTGGAGTATGATGTAGAATTAACAATTGAATCTAAAAAATGGGTTGATGTGTTATCTGAACTTAACACATTTGGACAAGATCTAAATATTATTTGTAATGAAGACAAAATTGAATTAAATGCTAGCGGCGAGTCAACAAAGCTAAAAGTAAATATTCCGACGGATGATTTAAATGAATATGCTATTGCTGAAGGCGAAGAATTAAATGTATCATTTAGTTTAAGTCATCTTTGTAAAATGTGTTGTTCGTCAAAATTGGGTGCGACCATAAATGTGTCTTTAAGTGGGGAATATCCTATGTCGCTTAAATATGATTTAGAAGATGATAGTAAAGTAGTATTTTTTATAGCTCCAAAAATAAAAGAGTAACAATTAATTTCTTTAAGTTAAAATATATAGTATTTAATTTTTAACTTAAAGAAAAAGAGAAATTTGTATTATTAAAAATAAAATATAACAATTTCATTCATCGTCTTCATAATCTTCAAATCCATCCATTCCCCAATCTCTAAATTTTGGAATGTTTTTTGGGTGAAACCGATTTTTCACTAAATCTTCCTTTATACCGTTATACATCGCATCTTTCATGCCTTTATAATCATACTCAAATATTGACGGATTGCTGGATAACTGAGTCCAATTTATTTTGTCTTGGTTGTTTTCCAATAATGATATTGCCGACGGATTTATTGATAACCAAAACCAATATATTTTGTCTTGGTTCTTTTCCAATAACGCGATTGCTCTTGCCGACGGATTTCTGGATAAATATGGCAATTGTCTTTTTAAACTAACATATTTTAGCAAATGCGATTATATCATATTAAAATAATATTTCACTATTATATATAATGCTGAGTGCTATGTCTGTGTCTTCTTGTTTTTTATCAAATAATAAAGCTATTGCTATTGTTACTGATCCAAATTTAACGTTTTATATAACAATGGAACAGATGTATTCCTCAACTAAATCTAATTGGACATCAGGGAGCTATTACATTGGAAATATTAGCACTGGTCCAGTGACGGATATTTTTCAAGGACTCAGTACTACAAATGCTATACCTGAGACAACAATTGTTAAAAATGGATTACAATCCGTTTATACATATCAAAATTTATTTAGAAACACAATCGGCACATACGTATTTCCTCAATCTACGGGATTATCATTTTGCGTTTGGTGTAGAATGGTTGGACAAAATCCATCTATTACGTATGGTGGTGTTTTTGGTTTAGATAGCAGTGGTGGCGGTAATCTTTTTGCTTTAAGAATGAAATCAGTTGGTGCGGCGGGGTCGGGAGCGCCTTATTACATTAACTTAATCACAAATGGATCTACTTATACTAGTGGTGGGACTGATATAACATCAAATCAAATTACTAATGGTGTGTGGAATCATTATGTATGGACTATTAGTCCTGCTTTATATGGCGCAACAGCTACGCACAAAGTATATTTGAATAACGTTTTAATATATACAAATGCTGCTTTGTTATATCCTACAAATGTAGCACGAGCTACTCACGACATAGGAGCTAATAATAATAACGGGTCTAATATCCAATATACCGACACATATCGCCATTACAAGAAAGAGCTAACAAGCACTGAGATTAATAATATCTATACCAATTTAGACCCTAATGGATTGCGAGTATAAGAATTCTTTTATTTTGAAATAAGGTAAAGAAATATATAGGGTAAAAAGGTATTAAAGACAATTTATAATATAATAGTAATATATATATAATGGAAGCGACTGCTGAACCGAAGCAATTGAAGACCACCGACAAAAAGGTATATATGCGTGAATATATGCGTAAGAGATATAATGATAATAAGGAGAGTTGCCGAGCATATAAGAACTCGGTGGTATGTAGAATAACCAACAATCTACCAGCGGAGGAATTGAAAGAATACGGAAAATATCTTGCCGACATTCACTGCCGGATTTTCGGATAACACAGACCAATTTATTTTGTCTTGGTTCTTTTCCAATAATGCTAATGCCGACGGATTCAAAGATAACATTGCCCAATTAATTTTGTCTTGGTTATTTTCCAATAATGTTAATGCCGACGGATTTCTGGATAACGCAGTCCAAACTATTTTATCTTGGTCTATCCAGTCTTTTAATTTAAACATTGTTTAAAAGCGAGTAATTCGATGTATGTTATGTTGATAATTATAATTTACATAACATGTATATAAAAATTTCAATTTTAAATATATCTAAAAATATAACAATTTCATTCGTCATCTTCATAATCTTCAAATCCATCCATTCCCCAATCTCTAAATTTTGGAATGTTTTTTGGATGAAACCGATTTTTCACTAAATCTTCCTTTATACCTTTATACATCGCATCTTTCATTCCTTTATAATCATACTCAAATATTGACGGATTTCCGGATAACTGAGACCAATTTATTTTGTCTTGGTTGTTTTCCAATAATGTTAATGCTGACGGATTACCGGATAACTGAGTCCAATCTATTTTGTCTTGGTTGTTTTCCAATAACGCGATTGCTCTTGCCGCCGGATTACAGGATAACATAGACCAATATATTTTGTCTTGGTTGTTTTCCAATAACGCGATTGCTCTTGCTGACGTATTACTGGATAATATTCGCCAATCTATTTTGTCTTGGTTGTTTTCTAATAATGTTAATGCTGACGGATTTTCGGATAACATGTCCCAATCAATTTTGTCTTGGTTCTTTTCCAATAATGTGATTGCTGACGGATTTTCGGATAACATGTCCCAATCAATTTTGTCTTGGTTCTTTTCCAATAATGTGATTGCTCTTGCCGCTGGATTGCTGGATAACGCAACCCAATTAATTTTGTCTTGGTTGTTTTCCAATAACGCGATTGCTCTTTCCGACGGATTGTAGGATAACATGTCCCAATTAATTTTGTCTTGGTTCTTTTCTAATAACGCGATTGCTCTTGCTGACGGATTCAAGGATAACCAATACCAATTAATTTTGTCTTGGTTCTTTTCCAATAACGCGATTGCTCTTTCCGACGGATTGCTGGATAACGTGCTCCAATGTATTTTGTCTTGGTTCTTTTCCAATAATGTTAATGCCGACGGATTTCCGGATAACCAAGACCAATTAATGTTGTCTTTGTCTATCCAGTCTTTTAATTTAAACATTGTTTATAATGTTGATAATTATAATTTACATAAAATGTATATAAAAAATTTCAATTTTTTTATATATACAAAACGTGTAATATATTCATTCATCTTCATAATCTTCAAATCCGTCCATTCCCCAATCTCTAAATTTTGGAATGTTTTTTGGGTGAAACCGATTTTTCACTAAATCTTCCTTTATACCGTTATACATCACATCTTTCATTCCTTTATAATCATACTCAAATATTGACGGATTTCCGGATAACTGAGACCAATTTATTTTGTCTTGGTTGTTTTCCAGTAACGCGATTGCTCTTGCCGACGGATTTTTGGATAACTGTGCCCAATCTATTTTGTCTTGGTTGTTTTCCAATAATGTTAATGCTCTTGCCGAAGGATTTTCGGATAACCATTTCCACCTTATTTTGTCTTGGTTGTTTTCTAATAATGTTAATGCTGACGAATTCAAAGATAACACAGACCAACCTATTTTATCTTGGTTTTTTTCCAATAACGCGATTGCTCTTTCCGACGGATTAAATGATAACCATGTCCAATGTATTTTGTCTTGATTTTTTTCCAATAATGTTATTGCCGACGGATTTGTGGATAACCATGTCCAATTAATTTTGTATTGGTTCTTTTCCAATAATGTTATTGCCGACGGATTTGTGGATAACCATGCCCAAATAATTTTGTCTTGGTTCTTTTCCAATAACGATATTGCCGACGGATTCAAGGATAACATGTTCCAATCGATTTTGTCTTGGTTCTTTTCTAATAATGTTAATGCTGACGGATTCAAGGATAACTGTGCCCAATGTATTTTATCTTGGTTTTTTTCCAATAATGTTAATGCCGACGGATTTCTGGATAAATGAGACCAAATTATGTTGTCTTGGTCTATCCAGTCTTTTAATTTAAACATTGTTTATAAAGAGTAAGTTAGTCTCTATATGTTGATAATTATAATTTACATAAAATGTATATAAAAAATTTCAATTTTTTTATATATACAAAACTAATTCAATACCAATAATCAATAATATATTGTAAAAAAGAACTTAAAGAAGCACAATATATTATAAAAAAGAACTTAAAGAAGCATAATATATTGATATTCGTTATAAAAAACAAAATATATTATTATTTTTTAATAAATATGATTAAAATAATAATAGCAATGTTTGTATTTTGTATTATACTTTTCTTTTATTTACATATACAATTTCATTTAAAAACAAGCGATGATTTAGAAATATATGAGATAGACCAGGCATCAAAAGATAAAATGGAAGAGATATGTGATTTAAGGCAACCAGTTTTATTTGATTTGCCTTCAATAGAAGATGTTGACAAAATTATTAATACAACTAACAAACAAATTTTATTGGATAATTATCCTGTATTTGAACTCAAAATTAGAGATACAACTGACAGCAATTTGGAGTCGGATATATGCGTGCCATTGCCCCTACACGTTGCCACAAAATTGTTTGCCGAGGATACAAAAGCTACCTACTTTAGTGAAGGCAATATGGATTTTTTACAAGAAACAGGCGCCATCAAAAATATGTCATATAATGATGAATTCTTAAGACCATCGTTGGTCTCCAATTGTTATTATGATGTTTTAATGGGGTCTGACAATGTGGAAACACCGTTTAGATATGATTTGAATTATCGTAATTTTTATATGGTAACACAAGGGTCTATTAAAATAAAATTATCTCCTCCTAAAAGTAGCAAATACTTATATCCTATTAATGATTACGAAAATTTAGAATTTAAATCTCCTGTTAATCCTTGGACAACGCAGCCGAAATATAGAGCCGATTTTGATAAAATTAAGTGTCTTGAAATTGTATTAGTGCCTGGGCGTTTTTTATATATCCCAGCATATTGGTGGTATACATTTAAATTCGCAGAAAATACGAGTGTTAGTTGTTTCAAATATAGAACATATATGAATAACATTGCTATAAGTCCGAAAATATTTATGTATGCTTTACAAAATCAAAATGTGGAACGCAAAATAGCCAAACAAATTGATATAAAACATTTACAAAAGAAAAAGGAAGAACATTATGGGTCTACTCCTATTGACCAACTAACAAATATTGAAGAGAATCAAAACGTTATAGAAAGAGAAATACCAGAAATTCTAATTCCAAAAGACGAACCCGAACCGATGCCACAAATGGAATATAAAGATACTTTTATCAATAATGACAATATTTCATTGATTATCGAAGAGAAGTCGCAGCAATCTGCCCTACATATGCCTACATAATTCGCATATTTTGAATATTTAATACGAAATAACGACTTACATTATGTAGGGGGCATTATGTAGGCGACAGAGTGTCTTTTAAAACAGCTTAAAGATGCGACACCATATTATGGTAACAACATGGCACTTTACAAAATATATATAGATAACAGAAACTATGGTTCATGGTCTACATTTAATTCTACTACTTTAGAGCCCGTTATTTTATCCGATTTTGATCCTACTCGGCATAAATTGTTTACTAATGATATTTTCACTTATGATAATAATGATTCTGGAGTTACCATTATTCATTCTTCTATGCGTACCAATGAGCATATACCAGCTGTTCTTATTATTGACGAGAATAAAACATATGGCCGCGAAAATAAACCCAACGGAAGACTTATGTATAAATGTATTCCTGACGATACACGTATTCCTATTTTTTTAGTACCTTATGAAATTAAGAAATTAGGCTTTTCTAAGGTTTTATCTAATCTTTATGTCACCATTCGTTACAAAGAATGGACTAACAAACACCCTCACGCCAATTTGTCTCAAACTATCGGCCCTGTTGATATTCTTGACAACTATTATGAATATCAACTTTATTGTAAAAGTCTCAATACATCTATACAAAAATTCAACAAAGCAACTACCAATGCTGTCAAAGAAAAAGCAGAAGCACATGACTCTTTTATTACCAGTGTTTGCAAAAAATACCCATTAATCGAAGATCGTAGTGCATGGAAAACATTCACTATTGACCCAGCAACAAGTCTTGATTATGATGATGGTTTCAGCATAAAGAAACTAGATCATGGAAAAACCTTGCTTAGTATTTATATTGCTAATGTCACTATTTGGATGGATTCCCTAAATCTTTGGTCTTCCTTTTCCCAACGCATCTCCACTATTTATCTACCCGATCACAAAAGACCTATGCTTCCTACTATTTTATCCGACTGCTTATGCTCTCTTCAACAAAACAATAGGCGATTTGCTTTTTCCATTGATATTCTTTTAGACAAGGATACTAATATTTTATCTATTACATACGCGAATTGTCTTATTAAAGTATTCAAGAATTTTGCTTACGAAGAATCTGCTCTTTTTTTAGATACCGATTACAACTATCTTTTGGAAACATGTCAACACATGTCTTCTAAATATAATTACATTAATGGTGTTCGTAACAGTCACGAAGTTGTATGTTATTTAATGATCTTTATGAATTATCATTGTGCTCAAGACCTACTTAAATTCAATAATGGAATATTTAGATCTACCATTGTTAATAAAGAGTCTTTACAAGATTCATCGGTTGATTCATCGGTTGATTCATCGGTTAATTCATCGGTTGATTCTTTACAAGAATCTTTACAAGAATCTTTACCTGAAGACGTTAACAAGTTTATTAAAATATGGAATAGCTCTTCGGGACAATATATCGATCTTCAAGCAATTACGGATAAACAACTTATTAGACACGACCTACTCGAATTGGATGCTTATATTCATATTACTTCCCCTATACGTCGTTTAGTTGATCTACTTAATATGATTAAATTTCAGCAAAATCATGGATTAATTTCTCTTTCCGCAGATGCGTCTCAGTTTTATGACAAATGGCTTAAAGAAATTGATTATATTAATATTACTATGCGTTCAATCAGAAAAGTTCAAAATGACTGTAATCTTCTTGATTTATGCTATAATGATCCGAAAACACTTGAAAAAACATATGATGGTTATTGCTTTGATAAACTTGCTAAAAATGATGGTCTATATCAATTTATGGTTTTTTTGCCCGAACTACGATTATCCTCTAGAATTACTGTAAGAGATAATCTTGAGAATTATGATAAAAAACAATTCAAACTATTTATATTCAATAATGAAGAAAAATTTAAACGGAAAATCAGATTACAATTAATATAAAAAATTGAATTGTAAAATTATGCTAAGATAATACCATATATTACCAATGGACAATGAGAATAACTCTTATACTAATATGTTACCTAGCACTAATACATTTGACGCAACAAAAGAAAACGGAACAACAGCAACATCTAATACACATAAAGAAGAAGCTAAAGAATCATTGGCCTCAATAATGAAAGATTTAGAAGAAAAGGTGAATCCAAAATCTGTAGAAGAAAGTATTAAAATGTTGGCCACAGCGATTGCCACTAAAGATCCATCTATTATATTAAATCCTTTACAGGCAGGAGCTAAGGAATTTGAAGAAAGAGTTGGCAGACCGATGTCTTACTCAGAAATGAGGGCAATGTGGGGTTAAAAATAAAAAAAAATAAATAATATTTATATATGTTATATGTCTACAAAATATACAAAACAGTCCAGAAAAAGGATTCGAAAATCTTATATTAGAAGAAAGAATAGGAATAAGAATAGGAGTAAAAGTAGACGTAATAAATCTTTTAAAGGCGGATGAGGGTTACAAATTCCATCCAAAAAAACAAACAATTTTTTAATGATGGGTGGATGAGGTTCGACAATTAATGCTATTTAAAAACATGTACTATTTAAAAAACCAATTATATTTTTAATTTTTGAATGACGCTTCCAATCACAAATATAAATACTTATTTAGGGTTTGTTAGTTGAAAAAGAAATTATACTATTTATTTAATAGTATCATTTATTGATATAAGTTATTTTTCAATAACAGTTTCCTTTGTAATATTCTTAATGATTTTATTATAGTTTTTGATAGTTTCTTCTTCTGTTGATCCATTCATAGAATTACTAACAATCTTTAAATACCGATCGTTCTGTTTAGATGACGAATCATTATATTCTGGATTAACTTTGGTCCATTCCTTAATCTGTCTCATGTTTTTATGCGCCACATGTTTAATCGCATTTGTTAGCAAACTTTTATTATCATCTTCCTTGTTCCATTGATTCTTATCCTTAATATAGACAATTTCTCTTTTTGAATCAGCACAGTGAATAGGTCTATCTGATATGTTTATTTGTTTTAAACCATTAATGAATATTTTGGAAATACCTTCAGAGTATCCTAATCTCCCTGTTTCTTCCAAATCTTTAACGCTTACTTGCAACTGATCAACAAATTCCATAATATTCATTGCATCTTTACATGTTTCATTCAAGAAAAACTGAAGATTAAAATTGTTGCTAGTATTGATTGTATTGTTATTATGGTTACCTGCATTCTTTGCTAATTCTAACATATGTTTATTCTGATCTATCATAAGTTGTTTAAACTCAGAATTTTCTTTCATAAGATATTCGACCAATTGTTGATGTCCATCATTTGTATTTATTGTTAGTTTATTATCAATCAAATTAGTCAACGATACTATATTTCCTTGACAATTGTTTTTTTTCTTGTGAGCATAAAGGGTAGACGAATGTTTGTAAATTTTCCCACAAGCGCATGTGTGTGTTTTTTGATTATTTAAGTGTGTAGGATTTTGTAGGATTTTATGTTTGTTGGTTAATAAATGTTTATTATATTCGCTTAACTTAGAGCATTTATAGTTACAATACTCACAAACAAAGTTGTGGGAGATTTTTGGAGATTTTTTTAGGGGATTCATATCCTATATATCCTAAATATATATTAAATCTTTATATTTTAATTTTAATATATACAATTTTTCACATAACAGTTTTTTTTACCATTTTCTCTTTTTAAGAGCATTATGGTCTAAAACGTCTTTTATAAAAACGGATTTTCAAAACTCTTTTCAGGTTTCTCATTTTGGACATTTATAAAAATGTCCATTTTTCAAAACCTAAATTACTTTTGGGAAAATATTTGTTAGATTATATATATTATTAAAACTACTTAAAGAACTTTTTTCTTTTCTGTAAGTCCTTTATAATATATATTATTCCTTTTGTTAGTATTGTCAGTATTGATTACCTGCATTCTTTGCTAATTCTAACATATGTTTATTCTGATCTAACATATGTTTATTCTGTTCTATAATAAGTTGCTTAAACTCAGAATTTTCTTTCATAAGATAATCAACCAATTGTTGTTGTTTTTTTTGATCATTCAAATCTTCTTTACACTGAATAATACCACATTTCTTTTTATGTCTCCATAGACCAGAATAAACTTTATATTCTTTATTACAATTAGAGCATATATGATTTGATTTTGGTTTGCTACATTTTACTACATTGTCATTGACGTTTATTGCCGATATATGTTTTGGTGTGACAATGTGTTTGTCATAATTACATTTATGCGACGTAGAATAGTCGCATATTTGACACATAAATTTAGGGCAGAAATTTGATTTATTTATTATTGTCTGTTCATTGTTAGGGTTAATTTGCTTTTTTATATGCGAAATACAATTTATATGATTATTGAATTGTGTTGGACCACTACATTGTAGTTCGCATTCAAAGCAATAATATTGTATTTTATCTACATATGGTGGGCAACTATTTAAAGAAGCATTTAATTCTTCATAATGTAGTTGTTCTTTAATTCTTGCTTCTGTTGAATCATTGCAATTATATTTGGCAATCTCAACCATATTCCAATTATCCCAACCGCCATTTTCTCTTATTATTTTATAAATTTTCAAAACATTTTTTAAATTATTACACAATAATTTATGTTGGTATTTTCGTTGAATAAAATGCGTAGTATGTCCTACATATATATCCTTAATGGTCTCGTCAATACAATAAATTTTATAAATTATGGTATTTGAATAATCAATATGTTCTTTTGGCATTATTATATTATAAGACTGTATATTATATTTTGAGATGTTTTTATATTATTAATCACAAAATATCTTATTTATTAATAAGTATTTATTAATAAGCATTTGATTTATGATGACACTATGTTAATCTTGTATTATTACAATTTTCTATTATTTATTTTTGAAAAACAATCTTAGTAAAATATACGCACTTCCGATTACACTTAGCTGCTGAATCAATGCTAATACTTTTGCTAAATCACTTAAAGCAGTTACGTCTGGTAAACCAATACCAGATTGGATTGTTACCGCATAAAATAAATAATCAATATATGTTAGTTCGTCACTTGGATTAAATGGTTCAAAATTGTGTGGCGAGATATGAGCATAAATAATCGAAAATATAATAATCATTGCCATATTAAATAAAAATGTTAATGTCACTATGTTTGTGCCCATTTATGTATAATATTGATATTTTATTTTTGATATGTTTAGTTATACGTAAAGCGATTGATTCGTAGCAACGAATTTTAATGTTAGTTGTGGAACCTGTTTAAGAACGGATAAAAACTCTAAATCGCCAATCAATTCAGCTACCTTTTCCATTTCTGATGTAATATTATTGATCTTCAATATTGCTTTTATAAATTCTCCTAAAAATATTTCCTTGTTTTCCCCTATTTCATTCAATAATCGTTTACAATCTACATCATTTTCAGCCTCACACCATTTAATAGAGTAATCAATTAGATCAAAATGTATACTATAATCAATTCCCGTATCTATTTGATTTTTTAATTCTAAATCTAATTGTTTTTGATACATATCGTTTATTTCCGTAACGCAATCATTTACAGTAATATAATCCGATCTAGGCAATATATAACGTTTATCTTCTGGTACAGAAATATTTGTAAAACAACTAAGAATACCAACAATCTCTTTGGCTCCAAATTGTTTAAATTTACCGGAATGTATTAATTCCGCAAAAATAAGACAATGAACTTCTCTTAAATTTGTTGCAATATGGCCTTTTAATGATAATACGGGGTTCCCACATTTTAATTCTTCTACGGGGTTCTCACATTTTAATTCGTCTCTAATGAAATAATTATCTTTTAACAACTTAATCACCTTACCAACATTTGTTTCCAATGTGGTTTCCGTAGCTAATAAATCGTCGTTTAATTTTGCTAGCATATCTTTCTTTAAATTATAATTTAATACAATCTCAATATCTTTTTCTACTGTTTTCCAAGTATCTGTAATTTGCTGTATATTTCTATCAATTTCCTTTCTTTTCTTATTAACACTAGTAATGCGCGCTTGTCGTAGATCAATATATTTGGTAACCGTTTCAATTGGGGTTTTACAATTATTTAGAACCAATGACATATTATCTATTTCGCTTTGTAATTTACTAATGGAATCATTGTGTCCCTTCATTGTTATATCAATATCATTTTGAATCATACTGCGTTTAGCATATTTCGTATAATTGGTTTCTCCAATATCAATTAAATTTAAAAGAAGATTATATGAAATTTTAAATTTGGAAACAAGCGTTTGAGGTTTACCTTTTAGCATTGTCCTAAGCGTAGTTTGATCAATATTCCTAAATAGATTTGTAAGATGGATAACGTGTCCAACTGTATCAATGCCTCTTCTTCCAGCGCGTCCTGCCATTTGAGTATATTCATGAGAATAAAACGGTCTTGAACCAGTTCCATCAAACTTATTTAGATCCGTAAATATGACTGTTTTAGTCGGCATATTAATTCCAACAGCAAATGTTTCTGTCGCAAATAGTAGCTTAATATATCCTTTGCTGAATAATAATTCAACCATTTCTCTTAAAATAGGCATAATACCGGCGTGATGAATAGCAACTCCCTTTTCTAAAAGCGATACCATATTAACATATTCGGGGAGATTCAAATATTCTTGATAGTTAGGCAACTTTCTTATGATCTGTTCGCATTCTTTGCGAATAGTATACGGCACTTTAGAATCATCCTCTAAAAGATTTGTAGTGATTTCTTTGGCGCATTGTTCAAGAGCTTTGCGACTAAGAACAAAACAAATAGCAGGCAACATATTATGTTCAACCATATATTTAGCTACAGTATTCAGAACATGTTGTCTCTTAACATATTGATTTTTGTCTTGAAATATTTTTAGAGTTTTGTGAACACGCATATAATTGATATCATTAAAATTTCCTTTAGCGTCTTGTACAACATGAAGTGTATTTACCGTTTTCATAATTTCTTTTGCTAGTTCCTTATCTTTTATAATTTTGAATATACTTTGTGTACAAGTGATAAATGAATAATGCGTTAATGGAATAACTCGTTCGTATGTAGTAGTTAGATAGACAATTTTATTTATTGGTTCTAATGCTTCGTTTTTTAATGCTTCGTTTTCCAATGCTTCGTTTTCCAATGCTTTGTAACCGCTGTATCCTCGGTTTTCACACCATAAAGCAAATTTTTCTGGAGAATCAAGCGTCGCCGATAGCATCACCATTTGAACGTGTCGCGGAAGCATCATAATCGTTTCTTCCCAAACTCTGCCTCTGTCTTGATCATTAATATAATGAATTTCGTCAAAAACAACACATGCTAATTCATTGTCGAAATCCATTTCAAACATAGTTGTATTTATATTTGTATTAACATTTGTATTAACTTTTGCCTCAGTAAAAGTTTCTTTTCGGTTCTTAGCATAAAGAGTATTCATAAGAATTTCAGTAGTCATAATAAGAACATCTGCTTCGGGATTGGTTTTAATATCTCCAGTAAGAATTCCAAAAGATATACTTGGGAATTTTTGTGTAAATTCATAAAATTTCTGATTAGAAAGAGCTTTGATTGGGGATGTGTAAATAACCTTTTTCCCTTTCTTGGCAAAATGTTCAATTGCGAACTCGGCAGGAAGTGTTTTGCCTGAGCCTGTATGAGCAGTAACAAGGATATGGTTGCCTTCGACAATGGATTCAATGGCGAATTTTTGAAAAGAACTCAGCAAAAATGGGTACTTTTCAAAATAGGGAGCATATTTTTCTTCACTTGAAGCAGGGTAAGTGTTTGGGCAAATTTTAACCATATTGATTATATATAATGTGAATTTTTCTTTAAGTAGTTTTAATATATAGTATTTAATCCGACTTAAAGGCGAAGCTGAATAAAGGCGAAGCTGAATAATCTATTTAATAAATCTATTTAATAAATCTATCTATAGATATAATACTTAATAATATAATGCTTGTACAAAAGTATAAAATTATTGAAAAAATTAAGGAGGGTTCGTTTGGTTCGATTTTTAAGGGCGAAAATTCCAGAACTAAGGAACTAATCGCCATTAAATTTGAACCAAAAGATATAGACAAAAAAACATTAAAAAATGAAGCCAAAATTTATCATTATTTCGGTAAACTTGACGGTTTTCCTCAATTAAAATGGTTTGGAACAAATGAAACTCATAATTATTTAGTTATTGATTTACTCGGTAATTCGTTGACTGAAACGATACATCATTATAAGGCGTTTAGTCTTAAAACAGTATTGCTATTAGGTATACAAATAATTAAAAGAGTACAAGTGCTCCATGAAAAGTTCCTTTTACATAGAGATATTAAACCTGATAATTTTCTATTTGGATTAGGCAATACAACTAACAAACTTCATCTAATTGATTTCGGCATTTCAAAAAGATATGATTTCAATGGAATACATATTTCCGAATCTACTATCCATAATTTAATCGGAACACCTAATTTTGTTAGTTTAAATGTTCATAATGGTATAGAACCTAGTAGACGAGATGACCTAGAATCTTGTATATATATTATTGTTTATATGTTGTTTGGGAAATTAGGATGGTTCGATAAACATCATATCGATGAAATTTATGCTTTAAAATCTAATTTACATACGGTTACTGATGTCCCGCCTTTTATTAAAAATATGTTATGTTATGTTCGCTGCTTAACATTTGATGAAATTCCCGATTATAATTATATTATTAATTTAATGGCTTCAGAAAATAAATATAAGGATGATATTCTTTTTGAACACTAATTATTTATGGTTTTAAGATGATATATTTGTATTTGTAAAATGATATAAAGACACAACATATATTATACTATCAATGGCAACAGAGAGATTTATGGGTCGTGTAAAGTGGTTTAATAATAAGGCGGGGTATGGGTTTATTACCGTAACCGATGGACCCAAGTCAGGCACGGATGTATTTGTCCATCACAGTGCTATTAAGGTGGATTCCGAACAATACAAGTATTTGGTTCAGGGTGAGTATATTGAGTTTAGTTTGTCTGATACAAAGACGGATACTCATCAGTTTCAAGCTGACGAAGTTAGCGGAATCAAGGGGGGCAAGTTAATGTGCGAGACTAGACGCGACTCTAGATCTTCCAGAACTCAGTATCAGGATTCTTCCGAATCTTTGCCTAAGGAACGAGAACAAGTAAATATGCCTAGATCGGTTGCTGCGCCAAGATCTGTTGCTGCGCCTAAAGGAGGCGAATGGACTCATGTAGCCAAGGATCCAACTACCCAAAATAGTTCTTCTGGCAGAGGATCTTCGGGAAGAGGAGCTGGCAGAGGATCTTCGGGAAGAGGTTCTTCGGGAAGAGGTTCTTCGGGAAGAGGTTCTTCAGGAAGAGGACAAGGTAGAGGATCTGCTGCAAATTGAACTTGTAAACGGATTTTAGTTTAATAAATATTTATTCATTATTAATAATTATTTATCGCATATTTATCAAATGCTTATCGCATATTTATCAAATACTTATCTCATATTTATAAAGTATAAAGTATAAAAACAATTTAAACATATGCTACAAATATGTAGTATATAATGAACGAAGATCAACTTACATCATCAGATTCCTTGAACGCTATTTTGGAACAATTCAATACAATTACCGACAGTCTAACATTATTTAAGATGCAAATAAGCACCCTTCAACAACACGTTAAAAATGTCGAGAAAACAGTTAAGAAGGAATTAAGACAAAAGGATAAAAAGAAGGATAAACCCAAAAATAAAAGGGCTCCGTCTGGATTTGCCAAACCAACTAAAGTAACTAAGGAATTGTGTGAATTTATGGACAAACCCGAGGGGTCTGAAATAGCTAGAACTGAAGTAACCAAAGCATTAGTTATATATATTAAGAACAACAATCTTTTAGAACAAGGAGAAGATTTAAAAAATAAAATAGTTCCTGATCAGAAATTACAGAATCTTTTGGGCATTAAAAGTGATGAATTACTTGGACTTACGTATTTCAACATTCAAAAATATATGAATAAACATTTTTATTCTAATAAAACAACCGTTCAACTTAGTAACTTGGTTGTGCAAGGTTAACAAATTATAGGTTTATTTATATAATTATTTATATACAAATAAATTATGACAGAATTAGTGAATATGGAAACTGAATTAGTGAATACTATGACAGAAATAGTGAATGTGGAAACAGAAATAGCGAATACTATGACGGAAATAGTGAATATGGAAACTGAATTAGTGAATACTATGACAGAAATAGTGAATGTGGAAACAGAAATCGCGAATACTATTACGGAAATAGTTACTACTAACAAAAATGTGTTTGATTTTATAAAGGAACCAGAAAAATTACAAATTTTAATTAAAGTTAATGAATTATTACACATTAATAACTCACGTAATAAACGATTGGTATTTGTGTATTCTGCCCCAAAGGTAGGCTCTACATCTATTGTTAGTTCGTTGAGAATTTTTGGATTAGAAAAGATTGATATTATTCATATACACGACGAAGAAATGTTGGAAGTATTAGGACCTATTAAAGGCATAACAATAAACGAATTGATATTATTTAATAAATACTTAGGCTCCGACGTGTATGTTATAAATATATATAGGAGCCCATTAGAACGGAAAATTTCATCTTTTTTTGAGAAAATTGGTTCTTATCATTTTAACACAACTGATCAAAATGTTAATAAATATAATTTAGACAAAATTATCAACAGATTTAATAAACTTTTTCCATACCTTGATACGAGTGATCATTTTATAGATAAATACAATATTGTAATTCCTGAACATTTTGATTATGATAAAAAATATTTGTTAGTTAAAGAGAATAATATTACGTATATAACTTTACGTTTAAAAGACTCATCTTGTTGGGGCACTATACTAACAAATATTTTCGGATTTAATATCCGTATTGTTAAAGATTACGAAAGCACTAACAAACCCATTAAGGATATTTATAATTTATTTAAAAAAAATTATAAAATACCTATCAATTTTCTTGATGACATAAAAAATTGTAAATACTTAAATTATTATTATTCTGCGGATGAATTGAAAACTTATTACAATGAATGGTTTATTAAAAGAACCAGTGTAAAAACTAGTTATAATTTAGATCAATATAAAGTTTATAATGAGATCACATTAGAAAATACGAGGTTTGATAGTATTCAGGTAGACCATTATATGGATGAAGGGTGTAGATGTAAAGCGTGTTCTTTGAAAAGATTAGAAATATCTTCAAAATTAATAAGAGGAATTTCGGTTAATGAAAAAATCCTTCACACAGAAGCGAAAACCGAATTAATTCAAAAAAGAGTTGAACGCGCAAATAAAATAAATGAGCTGATAAGAAATACACCACGACAAGTTAGAGGAAAAGATTTTAGACACGAGATGACAAATGTAGTGAGAGGTAAACGGTAAAAAATAAAAAACGGCTAAAACTTCCGGCGTGATAAAAAAAATATGTTAATTATTACAATACGATACGATACAACACAAATGTTTAATGCGAAATTGATGGGTTTATATAATCACGGCGCTAACTAATACAATTAATATTCAAATGTTGCCATTATGTTTCCCGATATTGGCATTTTTGTTACCGATAATCGTCTTCAAATCTCAAGAATCCATTCCCAAAATATCGAGCAGTTTTCTTCTCCAGAAACTCTTTTCGTTTTTTAAAATCTTCAATGGATTCTTGAGATTTGACGACGTCGTTGAAGATGCCGAAGGTTGAACGGCGGGCGTTAGATTCAGCAATTCTCTTCTCCAGAAACTCGTTTTGTTTTTTAAAATATGCATCGAGTTGTTCCAGAGTTATGGAAGACTGAGACCAATTAAATTGTTTTTGGTTTTTTTCCAATAATGCGATTGCCGACGGATTTGCGGATAACTGTGTCCAATTTATTTCGTCTTGTTTGTTGTCCGTTATTATTGCCATTCCCGCGTCGTCAAATCTCAAGAATCCATCCCCATATAATCGAGCAGCTCTCTTCTCCAGAAACTCTTCTTGTTTTTTACGATATTCAATGTATTCTTGAGATTTGATGTCGATGTTGTCGAAGATCGAACGAGTTTTAAGAGACCCATTTGTTAGTTTGATTTCTGTATCCTTATTTGAAGGAGTGTTTGATGTATCCTTATTACAGAACATATTGTAAATTGTTGAGAACATTCTTGTTAGAATTTAATTGAATGTGTTAATGATACGTCTTTATTCTTTAAGAAGGGTTTACGGTGTTAAGATACGTCTTACCATCTTGTGAAAAAGTATTTCAATTTTTTTTGAATACACGCAAAAATAAACTAACAAAAAATTTTATTTAAATTATTACAGTACAACACATTAAATTATTACAGTACACCACTACACTATAGTACTACACTATCAATTGCGTCAAGGGACGACTTAGAACCCAAATGTGTCCAATTTATTTTTTTCCAAGACGGACATTGGCGACGGATTTGCGGATAACTGTGACCAATCTATTTTATCAGAATTTTGTTTTAATAAGGTACTGGTCCTTTCTCTGTCCGTCGGATAGAATATTTTTGTGATAATTACGCTAATCGTTGCTACAGAACAAATTAAAATTGGAAATGACTTAATATTAGATGACATTATATTAGATTAGATTGTCGTGCAAGTTAGGTATGGTGTTAAGATACGTCTTACCATCTTGTAAAAAAGTATTTCAATTTTTTTTGAATACACGCAAAAATAAAACTAACAAAAAATTTTATTCAGGAACCAAGTATTCGTGAACCAAGATGACCGGGCTCCTTTAATCCAGGCTCCTTTTATCTAGGCTCCTTTAATCCAGGCTCCTTTAATCCAGGCTCCTTTAATCCAGGCTCCTTTTTGAAATACACGCATTTATAAAAAATGTGGTTGGGCTTTGTCTTGAAGGGATAGTTTGGATCAACCTTTACAAAGGTTGAAAAAATATAATAGTGAGTAAAGAAAAAAAGTCCATGAATAAAAAAAAATTGAAATAAAAAAAGTAGTAAAGGAATGAAGTATAATAAATCAAAGTAAAGCACTCGAA